ATGAATTCCATATGCTCACATACTCCTAGGGATTATCAAATTGAGGGAGTATATGATGCACTAAGGCATAATCGAAAATTATTGATAAGTCCCACAGCATCAGGCAAATCACTGATGATTTATTCTGTCGTAAGATATTATGTGGATAAAGGAGAAAAAATTCTTCTAGTTGTTCCAACGACATCTCTTGTAGAGCAGATGTACAAGGACTTTGAAGATTACGGTTGGGATGCTGAGTCATATTGCCACAAAATTTATGGTGGAAAAGAAAAATCAAATAATGCTGCAGTTACAATTACTACTTGGCAATCTGTATATAAATTAGATAGATCATTCTTTGAGAATTTTAGTGTAGTTATTGGTGATGAAGCGCATTTATTCAAATCAAAGTCATTAATAGAAATAATGACAAAATTGCATCACGCAAAATATAGATTTGGATTTACAGGAACTCTTGATGGAACTCAAACTCACAAGTGGGTGCTAGAAGGTTTATTTGGTCCTTCTTACAAAATTATTAGAACTTCCGAATTAATTGAAAAAGGTCATATTGCAGACTTAGATATTACTTGTTTAGTACTAAAGCATAACCCACAAACATTTGAATCTTATGCTGATGAGATTTCTTATCTAATACTTCATGAGAAGAGAAATAATTTTATAAAAAATCTTAGTTTGGAATTAAAAGGAAATACATTAGTTTTATTTAATTATGTTGAGCATCATGGTAAACCTTTGTATGAATTAATATCTTCAAATAACAAAAATAATAATAGAAAAATATTTTTTATTCATGGAGGAGTGGATACAGAAGATAGAGAAAAAATGAGAGAAATAACAGAGAGAGAAAATAATGCAATCATTATAGCATCTTATGGTGTATTCTCTACAGGAATAAATATTAGAAACCTACATAACGTAGTTTTTGCATCTCCAAGTAAATCTAGAATTAGAAATCTACAATCAATTGGTAGAGTACTCAGAAAGAGTAAAACCAAATCAAAAGCAATGTTATATGATATATCAGATGATTGTACGTATAAATCTAGGAGAAATTATACACTTAATCATTTAGTAGAAAGAATTAAAATATATAATGAAGAAAAATTTAACTACAATGTAATAACAGTAAATTTACAGGAATAAGTCTATGGAAGATGACTTTTATGCAACTTTAAAATTAAAAACAGGAGAGGAAGTTTTCTCTAAGGTAATGCCTTGTAATGAAGAAGATAAAACTCTTTTATTGATATCTAATCCAATAACATTCTCTGAAGTTACATCTAGGAATGGATCTACTGGATATAAAATAGAACCTTGGTTAAAAACTTCAAAAGAAGATCTTTTTGTACTTGATATGAATGATATTTTAACAATGTCTGAATCAAAAGATATTAAAATGATTATGATGTATCAATCATGGGTTAGAGAATCTGAAGAATTTAGACATAATCCAAATAATACCAGAAAAAAGATCAATAGGAAGATGGGATATATTGCTAATGTAAATGATGCTAAAGAGATATTAGAAAGGTTATTTAAAGATAGCTAAGCTGTACTTATTAACCTTAGCAAAGGTATTGTAACAAGAATCAGAGGTTGTGTCAAGCTTGATTTATTTGATACTAATCTGTTATACTATTGTCAACGAGAACTAACATTTACAGGTTTGTAATGGTAACTAAAAGAAAGAGATCAATCCACTATGTTAATAATAAAGACTTCTTAATCGCTTTGATTGAGTATAGAAAGTCTGTTGAGATAGCAGAGAAAAGAGGAGATCCTAAACCAACAATTCCAAATTATATTGGAGATTGTTTTTTAAAGATTGCTACTCATTTATCATTCAAACCTAATTTTGTCAATTATATTTTTAAAGATGATATGATTTCTGATGGCATTGAAAATTGTGTTCAGTATATACACAACTTCAATCCAGAAAAATCTCAAAATCCTTTTGCATACTTTACTCAAGTTATTCATTACGCCTTTTTACGTAGAATTCAAAAAGAGAAAAAACAACTTGAAATTAAAAATAGAATTTTGGAAAAGACTGGTTATGATGAAGTGTTTTGTGATGATAACTTGATTGATGGAATCAATTATTCTGACTATAATTCCATTAAAGATAATATCCATTCTAAAACACGTTATCAATGAAAGTTGCAATAATTACTGACCAACACTTTGGTGCTCGTAAAAATTCAAAACTGTTTCATGATTATTTTTTAAAATTTTATAACAATGTTTTTTTCCCAACATTAGAAGAAAGGGGAATTAAAACAATTATTGATATGGGGGACACTTTTGATAATAGAAGAGGTATTGACTTTGCTGCTCTTGAATGGGCAAAAACTAATTACTATGATCGATTAGATCAAATGGGTTGCTCTATCCATACTATTGTTGGTAATCATACTGCATATTATAAAAACACCAATAAGTTGAATGCTGTAGATTTGCTTTTGAGGGAATATAAAAAACTTACAGTATATTCTGAACCAACTGAAGTAAAAATAGGAGATCTAAATATTCTTTTTATTCCTTGGATTAACGATGAAAATTCTGAAAAATCTTTCAAACTTATTAAAACTACAAGTTGCAAAGTCGCGATGGGGCACCTTGAGTTATCAGGATTCCCTCCTTATCGTGGGTTCATCATGGAAGAAGGTATGGATGGCAAATTATTTAAAAACTTCACCCATGTCTTCAGCGGTCACTATCACACTAGATCAGACAATGGAATAATTTATTACTTGGGAAATCCTTATGAAATTTACTTTAATGATGTTGATGATGTAAGAGGATTTCATATTTTTGATACTGACACCAAAGAAATAGAACCTATAAACAATCCATACAAAATACATGAAGTTATTAAGTATTCTGATGATAACCATCAACTTTTAGATGCAACTAAGTATGAAAATAAAATCGTAAAATTAATTGTTAAAAGTAAAAAAAGTCAATTAAAATTTGAAAAGTATTTGGATAAACTTTATTCTGCAAATGTTGCAGAATTAAAAATAATAGAAAATTTTGCAGAAGAATGTAGTGTAGATTTAGAATATGATTTTGAATCCGAAGATACAGTATCTATTTTGCGGAAGTATGTAGAAGAAACCGAAGAACACATTAGTAAAAAAAAGGTAAATAGTATTATACAAGAAATTTACAAAGAGTGTTCACAAATTATCTAGTATGTATATTCTAACTTTACGTGGAAAAGAAGATCAAGGCGCATATTCTGTAGTAAACTCTGAAGGAGAGCAAGTTCTTTATATTTTTGAAGAAGAAGATGATGCTAATAGATTTTCCCTATGGTTAGAAAATGATGATTATCCTCCTTTGAACATTATAGAAGTTGATAAAGAATTAATCATAAAAACTTGCAATATACATAGATATCAATATGCAATTATTACTCAAAATGACATTGTAATTCCTCCAGAACAAAATGATTTTATTTGAAAGTATTAAATACAAAAATTTTCTTAGCACAGGTAATCAATTTACTGAAGTAAAATTTGATGATCATAAAACTAGTTTAGTTATTGGCAACAATGGATCTGGTAAAAGCACTCTTCTAGATGCATTAACATTTGTTCTATTTGGAAAGTCTTTTAGGGGAGTAAATAAACCACAGTTAATCAATTCAATAAATGAAAAGGATTGTGTAGTTGAAATAGAATTTAAAATCTCAAAAACTAAATGGAAAGTAAAGAGGGGATTGAAACCAAATATATTTCAAATCTATAAAAATGGAGAACTTTTAAATCAAGACGCTACAACAAAAGATCAGCAGAATTGGTTAGAGTCTGTAGTTCTTAAAATGAACTATAAAACTTTTACTCAAATAGTTATTCTTGGTAGTAGTAATTTTGTTCCATTTATGCAATTATCTGCTGCTAATCGAAGAGATGTTATTGAAGACATTTTGGATATTAAAATATTTTCTTCAATGAACCTTTCTATAAAAGAAAGGTTAAAATCTTGTAAAGAAGAAATAAACAAATTAGAATATAAAAAAGAAAGTTTTTCTGATAAAGTAACAATGCAAAAAAACTTTATCAAAGAAATCGAAGATTTGAGTAAATCAGATATACAATCTAAAAAAGATTTTATATTTAATTTAACTAAAGAAAATGATGAACTTTTATCACAATCTTTACTCTATGAAGATTCTCTAATTGCAAAGAAAGAAGAGATGGAAGAATATTCCAGTGCAACTTCAAAACTTCGTAAGTTGGGAAACTTAAAGGGAAAAATTACAGAGAAGGTGTCAAATATAGTTAGTGATTATAAATTTTTTGACAGCAATACGGTTTGCCCAACCTGCACACAAAGTATTGAAGAGTCATTTAGACTAAATAAAATTGTAGACGCTCAAAATAGAGCAAAGGAGTTGCAGTCAGGTCTTAATGAACTTGACGAGGCAATTAAAGAGGAAGAAGAGCGAGAGCGTCACTTTTTCAAACTATCAGAAGAAGTATTAAATTTAACTAATGAGATTTCTCAAGTTAGCATTCGGATTTCTGGACACCAGAAGCAAATCAGAAATCTTGAAAGCGAAATTCAAAACATTACCACTAAGTCTGAAGGAAGAAATTTTGAACGGGAAACTCTAAAAAATTTAGAACAAGAATATAGTTTAGTACTAAAAGATTTAAACGATAAAAAAGATCTCTTAATAAACTATAATTTTGTTTATAATCTATTAAAAGATGGTGGAGTAAAAACTCAGATCATCAAAAAATATTTGCCTGTTATTAACTCGCAAGTTAATAAGTATTTGCAAATGATGGAATTCTTTATCAATTTTAAACTTGATGAAGAATTTAATGAGTCTATTGAATCTCCAGTACAGGAAGATTTTTCTTATAGTTCTTTTAGTGAAGGAGAACGTATGAGAATAGATCTTGCATTATTGTTTACTTGGAGAGAAGTTGCAAAGATTAAAAACTCTTTAAATTGTAACTTAATCATCTTTGATGAAACTTTTGATTCTTCATTGGATGTGTTTGGTATTGAAGAGTTTATGAAAATTATTAGATTTGTCATTAAAGATGCTAACATTTTTGTTATATCGCACAAAGAGGGAATGCGTGATAAATTTAATAATGTAATTAAATTTGAGAAAGTTAAAGGATTTAGTAGGATTGCACCATGACAAAAAGTTTGGTTACTGGAGGAGCAGGATTCATTGGATCTAATCTTGTAGATTATTTGCTCTCCGAAGGACATGAAGTTGTAGTTGTTGACAATGAGTATTCTGATGCTCACGATCATTTTTATTGGAATGATAGGGCACAAAACTACAAGTATGATATTAGAGACTATGAAAATACACGTCCACTTTATGATGGAGTTGATTATGTGTTTCATATTGCTGCAGAAGCAAGAATCCAACCCGCAGTAGAAAATCCAATTCAAGCAGTTGATATTAATTGTGTTGGAACTGCAACTGTTTTACAATGTGCCAGAGAAGCAGGGGTTAAAAAAGTAATATATTCTTCAACTTCTTCTGCATATGGAATGAACCCTATCCCTAATGTAGAGACTCAACCAGATGATTGCTTGAATCCTTATTCTGTATCTAAAGTATCTGGAGAAAAACT